TTTTTCCACCAAGTAAAATGTTAAGTAGGTCGCAACCCGTTTGAATATATTTTGCTTCTTTATTGTCCACTTGCTTTGTAAGTTCTTCTTCCAAATCTTTATTTTTCATATACACCTCTTGAAAGAAAAAGATTACTCACTAGAGTAGTAAGTAATCTTTATTTCATTTTGTCTTATTAGTTGGTTTTCCTAGATTCTCTACAAGCGTCATAGGCATTACAATTACAGCATTTCCGACTCGTTTCAAAATCGTTTCCAAAACTTAAACCGTTTGGACACCCACGAGAATTTGTTAGTACGGACTCTTCGTCTGGAAAAACTCTTGCAGGTTGATTTACTGGACTGGTTGTAAACCCTTGATTTTGTTGAGGTGTATTAGCAGGTTCTTGTGTAAATCCTTGATTTTGTTGAGTGTTTCCACGGAAGTTATCGGCATCTTGATTTTTCTGTGGTGCAGGATTGGACCGAATTTTAGGATCTTCGCCATTCATTACACCTGTCATTTCTTCATATGTTCCAAACAACAAAATTTCATTCCAAGGTTTGCATTTATTGTAGACAACATCTGATGGTAATTCGCGTCTAGGGAAAAAGTTTACAGCTGAAGCAGAATAAAATTCATTTCCGTTAAAAGAATCTTTAGCGGTGTTCACTTTTACAATTCGTCCATCTTCGTTTGGACTTGCAAAAGGAATTGGCATTCCACCTTCACTCATTGCAGTTGCTTGAGCCATTAATCGTTGCGGGAAAGCGGCTTCACCCTTTTGCTTTGCGGCGCATTCATGTATTAAAACATCTTCGGTATTCTCCGGGTTGATGTAGTAAAGGATTCTTTCTTTTGGAATAAATGGTTTAATACGATCCCAATTTTCCCCACCTTTTGTTCCGTCGTCTTCTTGTTCTTTGCGTTCGCAGCAGGGGCAAGCTTTTCCAATAATACGAAGGCATGGATAACGATGTGGACGTTTTGGATCTTGCATATTAGGAAGTTCATGAACAGGAACAGACTTATAAAATTTATAGCCTGTATTATTGTCATCACTCTCGTTATTCTTTGCAAGTAAGACATTGAATCGTTCTTCTTTTGGTCCCCACTTGTGGTTTTTCATGTTTGCAGGAATTTGAAAATAATTTCGACCAGAACTATTATTTTCTTTTGATTCTCCTCGGCTTACTTCTGCCGCGTGAGCAAATTGGTTTCCAAGGTTTACGTTGTTTCTATTAAATGCCATATGAGGCTCCTTTTATGTCTAGGATTAAAGTTTCTTTATTATAGTAAAAACTATTTATTTCGCCATGCTTTCAGCAATTGATTTTTCAACAGCAGATGTCTGAGTTTCAAATTTCGTGTCACTGCAAACATCTCCAGAAATCATGCTTAATTTAGAAGTTAAAAATTTCAATTCATTTTGGATACTGTCACGCTTATGCACCATCGCTATTACAGCGACTTCAAGTTGTCCTAAGTATTGCTCGGTATCAAGAATCTCCGATTTCAATTCTTGAATGACAGGTGTTGTAATAAGTACACAATCAACCTGGTCCTGAGTCATTTTAATCTTTGCAGTTTCTGCTTCAGCACGAATTTTAATTTTCTCTTGTGCTGAAATATATTCTAATTTATTTTTCAATCGAGCAAGTTTAATTCTTTGCGTCGAACATTCGGTGCCATATAACTCATACCAACTAGACTGATTAAGAATAGCGTTTTCAAGCCCAGCGCGATTTAAGGCTAAGTGTTCCGGTTTTACTTTGATCATTTTGTATCTCCTTACTTTTTAAAGATTTCTCTTTTCTTTTTTTGGTTTAGTAGTTTCACCCTTTTTCTTGGGCGACCACGCTTTTTAATTCTTTCATAATTCATGTCACGAATTGTAATAGGAACATCCTTGAAAGCATTTAGCATTTCCTGAATTTTGGAATTAAAATTCAACATCCGATAAACCTGGTATTACATCCTGTTCAACCATGTCAGCAATGCCGGGTAGATGTAACTGTGAAATTTCGCGAATGAGTAGTGCGTACTTGCTGCACGCTTCTTCAGTCTCTATAAATCTTGTAATACACGCATCTAAATTTTCAATATGCCAATCTGTAAATGTTTGCACATTGTTCAACTTCTTGTATTTATTAATAAGAGACTTCAGTAATTTTTCAGCACCTTGTTTATCCAAGTCACCTTCACCTAAAATGTATTCGATAAGAAGACACTGTTTATGAGGCATAAAACTGTCAATAATGAAGTTATTGAATAAAACCGGATTCATTAAAACGATCCTTTCTTTCCATTAAATTCTTTAATTAGCAAATCTTCAAGTTTGTCTTTTAATCTTAAAACCTCCCCAAGATTTGGAGCACCTCCACAATACCTACGGAGTAGCGTGTCTGCAACTTCTTTAATTTCTGTCATATCTATGTTATCGTCAGTGGAAAACTCGCAACCACATTCAGGACAGATTTCTTCATGTTCTCTTTCAGCCATTTTTTATTTTCCTTTAGGTTTGTCGGGCGTGTATGCCCAAAGTGATACGCTTGTGATATTTATGTTTCCAGAGTCTCAATTATTTATAAACCTTCTCTTCTTGCCCACTCAGCAATAAGTAAAGAGTCTGCATCACCATGCTTCGTAATTATCTCAGACGCACTTGGGAAAAAACGACAACCAATGTCTTTACTTGCTTTCTTTAATTCTTTACCTTTACATTCTTTTGGAAGAAAAACTTTTTGCCATTGTCGACTGTCCACATACATTCTTGGAAAATCTAAATCTTCAATCGCAATCAGTGCCGATTCCAAACTTCTTGCAGCAGAAATTGATGCTTGAAATCGCAAGCTGTTTATCATTGGTCTTTCAACAATTACAAGAATTTCGTCCGGCTGAAAAGGTGATCCTAGTTCAGCAATCTGTTCTCGAAAATATGGGTAAGCAATTCTTGAGATATTCCTTTTTGCTTTTGTGTACGACTGTTCACTTTTAATAGGTGTCTTAACCATTCCAGCACTTTTACCGAGAAATTGATTTGTGTCTTCTCCGTAAACCCAACCGATAGTTCCTGTGACACCGTTGTCAATACCAATATAAATTTTATGTGACATTATTTGTTTCCTTTGTTTATTATAGCAAAAGTCAGATCTTCAAACCCCTTCGAGCTGCAATGCGTACAATCAAGTCTAAATCCTCAGCTTCTTTCCCGTCTAAAACCTTTGCTAAAACCTTCTTTTTCTCGTCCAATACTTCTACCATGTCTTCGTCAATTGTACCTTTAGCGATAAGGTAATATACGCTTACAGGTCTATCTTGCCCACCTCGGTGTAAACGGTCTTCCGCTTGCTCCATGTCTGTCGAGGTGCTTGCGAATTCTGCGAAAGCTACATTGCAACAGCTATTTTGAAATCCGTCAATTCCTGTTCCACCACTTTGAATATTGCAAATCATTATCTTACAGTTTTCGTCATTTATAAATCTTTCTTTTTCTTGCTCACGCTTTTCTAATGTAACACCACCATAAATCTTTGCCGGTTGAAATTGTGCGAGCTCTTCGTATAATTTATCGACCACAGTTCGATGCCATGCAAACAGAAGCAACTTCTCATCACTTTCCATGAATAATTTAACCCACTCAAGTAAAGATTTTTCTTTCACTGCATAAGCACTTCGAGAAAGGTTTGCAATTTTTTCGCGTGCTTCAATTCCTGTCACATCTCCAATCCCTTGCTCTTCATTGTTGTATTGTTCTAACTCAATTTTATCTGCATCAAGTACAACTACATCTATCATTTTCGGTGGCAGGTCTTTCATTACATCTTCTTTTGTCCGGCGTAACATTACTGAAACAATTTTTGCATGAAGTTCTTTAACATTTCTTGCCCCCTCAAAAGTAATACCCCACAGAGACGATTTTGGATTTGTGTACCTCCAAAGATAACTTCTGTAATTTGGAAACATGGTAGGGTCAACGCAAGACAGCATCGTCCAAAATTGTGCAGGGCGTGAGCGTGCAGGTGTCCCTGACATTACAATACATTCGGGGATAACCGCAGCCAAGTGGCGGAATGCAAGTGCTCGTCTAGAATCTGGGTTTCCTATTGCTTGCGCCTCGTCACCAATTAAGCATTCAAAACCTGTTTTGGCTAACTCGTCTTGCCAATAAGTTAAGATGTCCCAATTGATAATGTAGCTGAAAGATTTATCCAGTTTGCGAGTTTTTGTTCCGCTTAAAACTTGTATTCTACAAGGGCAATCTGTAACTTTAGAAATCCACCTCTTGTACTCGACACTCCATTGTATTTTCGTAGGTGCGTTGACAACAATTAAGGCAGGGAAACTGCGGTTATAACAAAGCCACGCAAGTGCTTGAAGTGTTTTTCCTGTACCCATTGCATCACCTAAAACCACTCGCCCGTTTTTATGTGTTGCAAATTTCAAAAAATCAATTTGGTAATTTCTTAACCCAGGAATAATTGATCTCTCATTGTCTAAAACAATTTTTTCAATCTCAACCTTTTGTGTTTCAACTGGATCTATCGTAGGTACGATTTCCGGTAAGCTCATATATTCGGCGTATTTTTTTGGAACAGGAATTTTTCCAAAGGCAGACTGAGCTTCAATTTTTACAGTAGATTTCTTTGTCGCACGCCATCCGCTTTGTGCAAGGTCTTCAATGTTTTCTTGTGTGGCAGGAATATACCACTTCTTTGTATCGGCGTCAAAAACTCTTTTAGGTATTGCACGGACAAGAGCAAGCATTCTTCCCCACCCACTTCTATCTCTGCAAAACCACGACAACTCAATTACACCGTCTTCAAGGACTGCATAACTTCCATGACAATTTGGTACTCTTAAATTCAAATCATAACTCCGTGCACTTTTCTAAACCAATTTTTCAAGACGCTCCATTTATT